GCCAATCAAAAAACAACAGTGAAAATTTTCTTAACACTGCTGACGAGGTTGAGTTCTATCTCGCCAACAGATTGCCTCCGGGATCACGAGCCTACGACGAACTAGCCGCCTTCCTTCTTAACGTCTTTAAGGTTGAGGACTCCTTTTTTAAGCAGGTCGCAACGGGCGTTATGAGAACGGTTAAGACGGTCATAGATCCCGACAGTGAGACTCTCTTCCGAGAGCAGGACATGTTTGTGGAAGAGGGCCAAAGCGCCAGTGACGTACGAAAATCAATTATCGCTATGTCCGAAAAATTTATGGACAATAACTTCCTCGGTGTGAATGCCCAATTAAACGCGGCACTTGTAACTTTGGCCTACAACTACGCCAAGACTATGGACCCGTCGGGAAGAATTTCAGAACGAGATTTTTCGGCGGCACTTGAGGCTGTGTCTGCGGGTCGATTCGATACTCGCGAAACTCAGATCGCCACTGTTAGGCGCTTGATCAGCCAAGCACAAGACAACGTAATATTCCACGGCATGATGTTTGACGTGGCCTCATCCGTGCGCGGAGGTTCTCGGACGTACAAACTTTCCAAGGACAACATTCGTAACATTCGTGCGCTGCGTTATTTTGATCCGTTGAAAAGAGTGACCCGTGGCATGAACACTGTCAGAAGTCACAGGGACGTAGTAGAACGAGCGGGTTCAGGGTACATCCAAGATAAGGCTTGGCAGTCTATGTTCGCGATAGACGACAGCGCAGCAGCCACTGAATTCGGTGACATTGCAGTGGACAACGGCATCAGCGTTCTGAAAATGCGTGTGGGCCGTGACACTCTTTCACATCCGATGGGTAGCGGTGTCCCCGTCTACTTCTTTAAGGATTCCGGCAAAGTCCTTACCCCACGTCAAATCAGAACTTTCCAAGAAATGAGTAGGGCAATATAATGGCTGACAGCACGTCTGAAACCATTTTTACTACCGATAAATTTACCGGTCCCACAGAGCGTATATTCACTACAGGTATGCCCGCTGAGACAGGGGCCACTTATCAAGAATTCGTGGGTCAGCAGACTGAGGCCGGAACTTTCGAGGATATCAAACAAGACCTGTCGGCTAATGTGGCCTCTAGGTTTCTTGAGCTTGGCTTGCAAGGCGATGTCAAAGACATAAACGGTAAAGACATCAATCTAGATAGCTACTTTGGAAACAACCTTCCTGTTTTTCGGAAAGACATGAGCGGGCTGTACTCCTCTGCACAAGAGGCGTACAAACGCGAAAAGGATGGCACTGCCACCCCGGAGGACACAGCACTGCTTGGCCGTGTTCGTGACCCACAGGGCACTGTTATGCGTACCATCAACAGCCTCTCGATAGGTCATCCCGTTCTCAGCAAAGGCTACATTGAGACCGGCACATTTCCTCGCAACTCACTGACAGGCGAGATCGAAGGACTGGATATTATCCCGAAAAGCGTGTTTGATGAGGGCGGTCTTGGGCCACTCGGCGTAGATACCCCTCGCGACATAGCAACACGCAGGGCCGAAGATGGGGAGAAGCTTCTAAGGTTCGCTCGAAATCATCCGGATCTGCAAAGCAACGAGGTCATTCAGCGGGCTGTCGTACAAGCTATTGAGGGCGACATACTGGATGTTACAGCCGAAAGGTTGTATAATCTTGCCAGCGCAACAGAGGAAGGTGTGCGCCACTATCTGCCTCGTTTCGGCAGGTGGGCAGCAGCCTCCGTACTGTCCACTGTTTCCTTCGGGCTGACGGATGAACTTATTCGGCCCATGACGGAGGAAGACATAGCTCAAGACTTGGCGTCTGTTCGCAATAGCGCCTTTTTTGCAAATCGACAAGAAGTTCTTAACGACATGATTCGCGATCAACTCGTGGAGATGGGCTACGAAGATGCTATGCGAGAGGCAGGATACCTCGAAAAGCAAGAGGTAGATGGCGTCGAAAGATACACAAAGAACTTTGTATCGAGTGACTTTGCGGAAGGATTTTTCGAGCAGGCATTCGACAATCAAACCTTCGTCGAAAAGATGGCATCTCTTGCGCTAGAAAACGTCGGAGCTTATGCCGGAGTAAAAGCCCCTATCCAAGGAACCGCCAACGCACAGCGTATGATTCGTAGGCAGATAGATAACGTAAAGGGACGCCCATCCGGCTTCAAAACAAGAGATGGCTTTGAAGTACCGCAGAAGTTTTCCATTGCAAGCCCGCAGGAGCAACTGGCAGTATCAGCCGAATACGCAGCTTTGCGCGGTATCCCTCTGCAAGAGGCGGGCCGACAGCTTGCCATGATGAATAAATCTGCTAATTTTTGGAATAAGTGGACGGCGGGTCGCATTGTAGACAGGCTGGGCGTAGAAGCCAACAGACAAGCAGTGGCAGCAGCGGGCATGGAGTCCGTAAAAAGAATATCTTTACTGCAGACTAAATCCCGTAACGCCGCTCTTCGGGGACAGAAAAGCGACGTACTGAAATATCAAGAACAAATCCGAATGGAACGTGCCTATCAAAACTGGCGGATGGTGAAGGCTGCTGCACCTATGGCTAAGTCTTACGGCATCTCCCCCGCTTTTGACACCTTTATGGCAGGTACGCAAGTTGCCATGCGAGAAGTAATGGGGCCGGTAGGTGAGGCTGTTGGTGCGGGCGCTCTGTTAGCGGGCATGGGCACTCTCCAACTTTTCGACATGAAATTCCCCAAGGCTATCCCTATTGTTGGGGGTCCAGCAAAAAGATTGGCATTCTCAGCTAAAGTGGGCGTAGAAGACGCTCTTGCCTTCTTCTTGGAGTTCAACAGCATTGCGGCTAGAGGATACGCCCAAGGCATTCTTGTCAACCCGGGTCTGCGGGGTCTTATGGGCGCTGCCCCTGAAGAGCTTAGTAGAATACTGTCTCCGGGTCAAATGCGGCAGCTAGAAGATTTCAGCAAAAGAATGTTTACGGGCATGAACCCGATGATGCGGGAGACAATGCTGGATTCTATGGATACCGCCTTTCAAGATGTTGAGAGAATAGTGTCGTCGTTCACTCCGTACCTTGATATCGAAATGCTACGGGGTCTTCGGCAAACGCTGTCTTTGAATTTGGGACAGTCTACTGGGATGGGCGTGTACATGTCTCTTGCTAATTCTGCGGGAGAAAGGGCTGCGGGACTAAAGGCCAGCGATATCGAGAAGTTCTCGAAAAAGATGCGAAAAAATCTCGACTTTCAGTACGAGGCGCAGCAGCAACAAGGCGCTATGACTGCAGCCGTGGAAATGCTGGACAGTGTTATTCTTAACATCGAGAACAACATGATGTCCTCCCGAAAGCTACTCAGCGCGGAAGACATTCGCGCAAGAGAGACAGCACTGGATAACCTCAAGGTGCTTGCTGGTTCCTTCAAGAATGCAGAGCAGTTCGGCAGAGCGTCTCTTGAAAAAATGATTCGCAGCGACTTGGAAGCAGCAGATCGGGTGCTGGCAGAGCTTACTCTCGAATCAAACGAAAAGTTTTTGGAAGAGGCATTTTTGTCGGGTCAGATCGACGACATGCTGGCAGTGTACAGCAGGATGGATCGTCGCGTTCAAACCGGGGCGGACATAGCCCCCGAAGGCGCAGTGGCTCCTGCGATGGAGACGGGTCGTCTGACACTGCAAGAAACGACTCCCGCGAAACTTGTAGAGGCGGGTACGAATTTGGAGACCGCACTCAAAGAGCTTCGTACGGCGATCAAAGCTACAGTTAATCGCGGCAGGGTTTCTCAAAGCGCCGAAGAAATGGCCCGCAAAGAAAACAGTACTGTTCTTAGCGTCTTGAAGATGGCAGAGTCGGCAAGCGTAGCGCAAGTTGACGCGGCGTACGCAAACATACCTTCTGAGGTCGTAATTCCTTTGGATACGTTTGCTCTTGGCATGCGGGAGGTATTTTCAAGTTACGCGGTAGAGGGTCAGTCTTTCATTAAGATGATCGATCCTGTGAGGTTTAACTCTTTTGCCGGTGGTGCTGGGCAAGATTTCATTTACGCACTAGATAGGGCTGCTTATAGGGGTCTTTCGGAACACATCGGCGACAGGTTGCCCTCCATCAATGAGAAGCTTGGCCCGATGGGCTTTAGCTTTGCCACACCGGATGAGTTTATCGCTCACATGAGAAGGCAGATAGCCTCCGAAGATACAGCTTTCATGAGGCAAGCAGGTCTTAAAAGTGAAGACGGCAGTGACATAAGTGACGCACAGCTAGTATTCTACGCGATGGACAATCCGATGTTTGCCAGTATAGACGCTGCGTCTATCGGCATGAAAGCGGATGTCAAAGACCTAGAAACACTTCGGCAAGGCGCAAACGCTCTAATAAGAGACGGCTCAGAAAAACAGCAACAACTTGCGAGGGCTATGCGGGCAGAAATCGACAAGACGTTCGACACGTGGGGACAAGGTGCAAATCTTGAAACTTACAACGCTGTTGTCTTGGCCCGTAAAACTCATCAGCTTGAACGTCAACGCTTTGGAAAGGGGACGTTCGGCGGCAAGGTCAACAAAGCTATCGGGGAAACGCGGGTAGCAGAAGGCGTACTTGAAGTCGGAGACGCGGCAAAAATAAGCAGCCTGTTAAAGCCGATCACACAGTACATCACAAAGCCTACCAAGGAATCAGCCGCCCAGCTTGAGGGTGTCATGGATGACTTTCTTGCGACGTTTGCTCCGGTTACGTCCAGCATGGCTGAACAAGTCCTAAAAAAGGACGCGAATGGTCGGTACGTTCTTCCTACGTCAGAAGACATAGCCGCTACCACATCTCGTGTTATGGATGAGAAAGCATTCGAAGAGTTGCAAATTATATTTGAAGTTGTAATCCGAAACGCATTTTACGATCAGACTAACATGCGAGGTCTTAAAGAGGCTTTCGAAGGAGGACAGCTACCCGCTCTTGCCCCGGAGAGTGCGCCTCGTCGGATAAAAGCACCTGCGGGATACACAAACAGTGACAACCCTCTTGAGGCATATTTCAATGACATTCAGGAGAAGTTCGTCGTTCAAGTTATGGATTCGCAGGGCAATGTGACCACTAGAAAGCTGTTCGATATGAACGAGCTTATCATGCAAGACAGAAACATCGTCAACGTTGTGAACGCTGTCCCGGAATACAGACAGCTACACGGGGATCTTTTGTCCGTAGCACGAACGCAAAAGACTGCCATCGAAGGCTCTGCTAAGCTGGTTGAAGGTGCCACAGAAGCGAAGCTAAAAGAGATAGGTGCAGCACCGAAGCTGGCAAGCGGTCAAGGCTTCCTTAACGATGTAATTACAAATCCCGACCCTCTCGCACTTGACAATTTTGTTAGTCGAATCGCTGACACTAAAAAGATGGTCGCGCTAACAGAAGATCAGACACAAGATGCTTACCGCGCACTGTTTGTGGACACGTTGAAGGCAGCGGGCGGATATACACGTGGGACAAACACCGTCACTATGTTTGATGGTAAAAAAGTTCCGGTCGATAGCTACAGAGACCCTCAGAATGTCTTCTTGCTTTTGGACGACGCGCTGGTCGGCAGTGGTACTATTCGCGGATCTAAAAGTACGTTCGGCGTTTCAGACGAAGGAAGAAAGATACGGCAGCTTGCTGATTTGGCAGGAATACAAGAAGAGCAGCTTGAAACGCTTCACGCAATCTTCCGCCTCTCGACACGAGTAGAGGCTACAAATCTGATGGCAAGACAGGCGGGAGGAAGACTTAACGAACTCACAAAAGGCTTTACCCTTGACAACGCTCTGTCAAAGGCTTTCAACCTTGCTAGGGGTATGGTTAGTAAAGAGTACGTCGCCGCAGAAGTGGCGCTTAAATACGCGGCACTGACTCAGGGAAAGGCGGCGGACTTCCTGCTTACTGATCCTAAAGCCGCAGGAATTGTCAAGAATCTTCTCGAACAAGATGACTTGGTGTCCAAGACTGACGCAGAATATTTCTCGACAGCCCTTATGAAATTCATCGCGGGCGATCTTCCGGCCACTGTTTTTCAAGTGCCGGACGTTACATCGAACGAGTATGCCGAAGAGTTTTGGATTTCACAGGGAATGCTGTTTACCCCTGAACCCGACCTGTTTGAACAAGCAGTACCGTAGGAGGCACAGATGTACGGTTCCATGAAGAAAATGAAAAAGTACGCACGAGGATCAGAAGTGCGTAAGCCCCAACTCGCCGATCTTAATAAAGACGGCAAACTTTCGCCGTATGAAAAGAAGCGGGGAATGAAGATTGAAAAGGCTATGTCTTCTAGACGTACCTAGATGATTTTTCGATCATCTCATCTGTAACAGAATTAACGTATCTCAGAAGGGACGCGATGGAATGTGCGCCGTCATAGGCGGGCAATCCCGCGTCCATTTCTTTTTGTAGCTCATCAGGTCTTACGGACTGCTTGTCTATCTCGACGTTACCGTCTTGACGCAGATATACGTTGAATGAAAACAGGGTGGCCTTCATGTAGATTCCCTCAAAACACACTTGTAAGAGACAGTATAGGGCGGCGGTACAATATGGGGTATAGTCTGTAACTGCTGAACCATCTCAATAGCCCTAGTGACACATTGCTGTCTTGTTTGCTTTAGACCGGTCGTGTCTTCGAACCTTATGCAATCGTTATGCCCTATGAAGCACAGAAACACTACGGTCAGATACATCGCATAACTCCTCTATAGCGAGGTTATAGCAGTCTGCGCGTACCTCGAATCCGTTGTCGGGATCTACTTGGCCCTTTTTCATAAACTTTGCCTTGTCGAAGTATTCCTGTTTTGTCATGAATCCTAAGAACCATCCCTTTGAGAAATCTTTCATAACACGAGTAAACGCATAGATGTCACACTTCTGACGTGTATTGTAGTTGCTGATGCTGCAAGAATAGTGAGGCTTTGGGATAGCAGAAGTCTGTTTTGTTTTGACTTCCACTGTTTTGCCGTCATCCAGCACAATGTCAAAGTCAAAAGAGTTATCCCATCTTCCTCCCAAAACAGACAGCACAATCTGTTCGCCGAGGAATCCGGCAACACTTCCACCGCCTTTGATTATAGAGTTGTGCAAAAGGCCCATTTCTGTTGCCTTTTTTCTAGCCTTCAAAAGCATATCATCAGTCAGAGTTACTTCAATCAACTGTCTTTCTCCACTCGCTGTAGGCCGGATGATTCTTCGGCGGGTTGTACTGTATCCACCCGTTTCCTTGCTTCCAAATTGGCAATGTATTCTTCGAGGTCGATTTGGGTGTTTTCTTTTGGGACATCAGGCATCCTTTCCAAGCCTTCGACGAGTCTACGCTGTAGAGCCTCTGAAATCAGACCGGCGCGTGTCTCCTCGTCCATTTCGAACGTGACGACTGCACCGCCGTCCTTCAACTCTACGTAATCT